AACACATCGTTCGCTCGACAACACCTCGTCGCAGCCGATGATCCTGACAAAGTTCGACTCGTTTTTGGCGCCCCCTGGTTACTACTTCAAGCTGAAGCCATGTTTATATGGCCTATTCAAGCTTGGCTTATGTCACTTGGTGACAAATCCCCCCTTCTCTGGGGCTATGAAACCTTAACTGGTGGATGGCTACGACTTATCAACTATTTCGTTACCTATGCACTTCGTTTTGTTCTATGCTTCCTAATTGACTGGTCCGGATTCGATCGCTATGCCCGACACACCGTAATCAAAGATATACATTCCGACATTCTCCGTCCTATGTTTACATTCACTCATGGATATCATCCCACTAACTTAAATCAGCGTTCAACTGCTGACCCTAATAGACTCGAAAACCTATGGAACTGGATGACTGACGCTATATGCTCAACTCCTCTTATGCTTCCTGACGGTACCCTCCTTCGCTTCCAACATTCTGGAATCTTTTCTGGCTATCTTCAAACTCAGTTACTCGACTCAATCTATAACTTAGTCATGATATATACAATTTTATTTCGCTTAGGCTTCACCGCCGAACAAATTCGCCTTAAAGTACAAGGTGATGACTCCATCGTTATGCTACTATGCTGCTTCACTCTCGTCTTCCCATGGCTTATGAATATGTTCACTCACTATGCACAACTCTATTTCGGAGCTGTACTCAGCGAAAAAAAGTCTTCCGTTCAAGAAGGTCTGCAACATGCAGAAGTTTTGAAATACCGCAACAACAATGGTATTCCTTACCGCGACCCCCTCGCCCTACTCGCACAATTAAGACACCCAGAAAGATCACACAGACTCAGTGCCCTCAAGGCCCGAGCCGTCGGTATCGCTCACGCGAACTGCGGTTCTGACCCCCGCGTCTACCGAATATGCGAACACATATTTCAGGAACTCGACAAACAAGGTATCAAAGTTAATCAAAGGTATCTTCCTGATCACATCGCATTTCTCACAAAGTTTTTGAAGCTCAAAGACCCGAGAGAATTCGATTCTTTCCCGTCCTACTATGACACTGTCAAGCACCTCGCTGACAATCGTGCTCCAATGCCGTCTCCGTCATACTGGCCACTCAACTACTTCATCGGTTTACCCGGTCACAAGCCCCAACCGCTGTGATGTTTTTGCTGAATTTCCAGCTTTACATTTTTA